TCTCTGTTGCAGAAAAACAAGCCGATACCGAAAAAGCCCAATCCGCCTGTGCTTACAAGTACAATCGGTGGTTTCGGGCTGACGGCAGAAGCAATTCCAAAGGACTGCGCAGGCATGAACATTTATATAAACGGCGTGGACGGGCAGAAGACAATCAAGACCGAAAACAACAGCTACAGTCACACATGTGGAGCAGGTATTTATGATGTATCTATCGCTTATTATGACCTGTTCGGAGAAGGCGAGAAATCCGGAGAAAGCCGCGTTGTCGTTAAAGTATCAATCAGTAAAGACATGCTTGAAGACGAGGCGGTTAGTTTTGCGAAAGTAGACGCGTTAGTTAAGCAGAAACTCAACGACGGCGCTATTGCAAAGCAAGACGTCACAACGATCGTCTCAAATCTCGGCAATCTCATGCTTGCAAAAGCGAATTATAGCGCCATCGCTCAAATGACCGACGCTATTAATTTGCGGGTGCAAAAAGGAGATGTCATCAATCAGATTAACTTGTCACCGACGACAACGACGATAAACGGCAAATATCTACACGTAACCGGACAGACCGTTTTTGACAATAACGTTATTGTATCAAGAATGCTTGCGGCAAAAGCCGTAACGGCGGATAAGTTGGCAGTTACATCGTTATCCGCAATAACAGCAAGAATCGGTAGGCTGGAGACGGCGACAAGTGGAGCACGTACGGTAATTCAGGACAACCTGATTGAAATTTTTGATGAGAACAATTTCCGTGTTATAGCGTTAGGGGTGAACATCTGATGGCTATTGGATTAAAAATTTATCATCCGCAAAAAGGATTGATACTTGATATCACAGATTCACTGACCCGCATTCTCGGCAGTTTTACAGCCGACACACCGACAGGAAGCCGAACTATCGATATTCGAGGTAACGACCGGCTATTTGTGTTTTTCGTTCCGGAAACTACGGAATATACAACACCGCTGCAAATTACGACATCGGGCAATCAAATTAGATGGGTATACCGCGGTGACTTCGACGGAAACAGAAAGCAGAGGATCTACTATGGCACTTATTAATTTTTTAGAAATTTACAATGCTGACAGGCACCTTATTATTAACAATAAGTATAAAAACTTAAGGTTATTAAGAGTAGATAAACTGCCCGCGCCGTCACAAATAGCCGAGGGCGGTAGTAATTGGAAATGGTTCGAATACGAAATTGCTTTTAATATGCAGTACATTCCGGCGATCTATTGTAGTAACCCTCAATACTACGTTACCGCCGAAGCAAACGGTGGGAAAATGACGTTGCGAGTACACGCTCCCGTATCGGTGTCGATGATACAGACACAGGTACATGAATCGATTACTTTATATATTTTCACGCAAGAGTCCGATCCGAATACATTAGGAGCAGGACTGTTTATATGGAACCCCGATACGAAGAAATTAGTATTTAATAGTAAAACGCCGTACTTGAGAGTTGTAGGTAGTCATATCAAATCCGAAATATCAAGTAATGATTCAGCAGGGCTTGCCGCGGTCATGCCGGAGACTTCCTTTCCGTGCGGTAAAGTGGCGGCAATTATGTTTTCGATGCACGAATTTCAAAGAAGCACACCACAAGCAGTAGTTCATAGCTCGCTAAAGCTAAATTGGGTCAATTCAAATAGAATTAAATCACAATGGCTTGCGGATAGTGCGATTATCAATCCTGGCGGCGATATACACATACCGGGCGGTGTTTTAAGAGCTACATGCATTTTATTCGTAAATGTAACAAATTATTAAAAAGGAGCAGAACAATGAAAAGAAATTACAGTGTCAACGGTAAAGTGTCATATCCGCAGAACGACGGAGTTTTAACGACATTCAGCTTTCACAACCCAGAGACTGGAGAAATGCTGACGATACAGACAAATTCTCCAGAAGAGACCGACGAGCTTAACTACGGAGACACGGTCACGCTGGAGATTAAAAAAGCCGAGGTATCCGAATGAGACCACAGATATTTCAGCACCCGGAAATAAGAGATGAGAATGACAACATCATACAGCCCGGGGCGTTTGGCAAAAACACGCCGTTTTGCACGAAGGGGAATGACGGCATTTTAGACTATATTGCGAATGATCTGGAATATCTATATGAAAACGGGGGCAGCGGCGGTAGCGGAGCAGGTCCGAAAGGTGACCCAGGTCCTAAGGGCGACCCCGGACCAAAGGGTGACCCGGGTCCTAAGGGTGCCGACGGGAAGAACGGACAAGACGGGGCAGCGGCAACGATAAAAGTCGGAGAAGTGACGACAGGTACCTCCGCTTCGGTGACAAATTCCGGCAATAGTACAAATGCTGTATTTGATTTTGTCATTCCGGTTTCCGGCGGCGGACAGTGTATTCAAGGCCCCAAAGGAGATCCCGGGCCTAAAGGAGACCCCGGACCGAAAGGAACAGACGGAAAAGACGGAGTCGCTGCAACAATCAAAATCGGAACGGTAACAACAGTGGCACCAGGCACAAATGCTAAGATCACAAATACCGGAACGGCCAACGCAGCAGTGTTTAATTTTTCAATTCCGAAAGGCGAGAAAGGGGAAAAAGGAAATACGGGGATACAGGGTCCGCCGGGACCTGCCGCAGATCTATCGCAGTATGTGAAGAAGACAGAAATTTTTGATGGAAATATGATTAAATTGCCGAATGGCGCAAAGATAGGAGTGGAATGATGGATAAATTTAAAATTATCAGGCCAAACGGGGAAGAAGAACTTGCAGAATTAACGACGGATAAATCTAAAGTCGGAGACAATTACTTAAAAATTAACATTGACGGTGTGCCGCATTACGCAAAAGTCGGAGATGTTGTTGACACGCACATGTACACATTTAGCGGCGTTGACGGTAAAAAATATTATGTGCAGAAGGAAATTGCAGCAGAAGCGCTTGCAGGCAGCGTTGAAGTTAAAGGAAATTCAGAATTTATTGTACCGGAAAGAGTTACAGTCATTGAAATAACAGCCGGTTCCGAAATGAAACCCGAAATGAAATATGTCAAAGTAACGCCCGGATCAACTCTTAGTATTGAGTTTTTTCATATGCATCCGTGGGATTACGGGTGGTTTATAGAAAGTGAAAGCGATAAAGTTTATGGAACACAGTTTTTAATGACAGATAGTATTACAATCAGATGGTCGAGTGAGATAAACGAGCATGAAACGGAAGCGGATTTAACAACATAGCAGGAGACCGAAAATGACATTCTTTCAAAATCTCAAAAGAAAAATAAAAAAGTACGGCAAACCACCGTATCTGTGGGGCGGATTTGTTACATGCGTTTTTGTCTTAGACTTGATAGACTTTGCCGAATACTTCTGCCGAACTTCTCTCAATCTCTTAGACAAATGGGAATCAAAGACAGTCGTAAGCGTTGTGCTGATGTACATCTTGTCATTTATTAACAGTGCATACGGGGTTGTGCTCAACGCTTATTTTTGGCTGATTATCATTGACATTTCTACACGCTGGCTGGCTATCGGTTATCAATATCTTGTAGATAAAGGCATGGATCCCGATTACTTAACAACGAGAGAAAAGCTATACGGTATTATTCTTGCGTTCAGCGCCAAAAGGCTAAAATCGAAAATCATGCTGTGGGGGTTTCTGACAAAATTTATTCTCTTCACAATTCTCATTCTTACAGCTTCGCAGATTGACACGGTTTTATCGGCAATAGAAATACCGTTGTCATGGCCGGTACTCAAATTCATGTTCGGCTATATCTGCTACAACGAGATATTGTCGATTTGTGAGAATTTGAGAGACGCAGGAAATCAGCACATCGACAAGTTGATAACGCTGCTTGACAACAATATATTTGCAAAGCTCAAGAAATAGCCGCTATTTAGCGGTTTTTTAGATGGAGGTAATCATGACACTGCAAGAATTCAAAGCAGCGCTTTTAGACGCAAAAGAAATCATACAAGACAAGGCACGCGGGCTGGGGCGTGATGTAAAAGCGTATTGTCACTGGACTGGCGGAGATTACAACACGGACAGTGATGATTATCACATATGTATCCGCGGAGACGGGACAATAATTAACACATTACCGTTATATATGACTCCGGAAGCAACATACCACCGAAACACGGGATCTATCGCAATCACACTGGACTGCTGCCGCGGTTATACGGCGTGGTCGCATGAAGACGTGGAGCTCGGAGACTGTCCGCCGACCGACGCGCAGATCGAATGTCTGGCGCAGGTCATCGCAGTCATCTGTGATGTAATGGAGATACCGGTAGATATACAGCATGTCATGACTCATGCCGAGGCTGCAGATAACATGGACGGTGAGTATTATCACGAACCGTACGGACCGGAAAACGGATGCGAAAGATCAGATTTGACGATCTTACACGCAGGAGAAGAGTGGATGTCCGGCGGAGACATCCTTCGTGGCAAAGCTATATTTTATATGAATCAAAGGAGTGCGTAATGTGGAAAAGAAGAAAATTATCACTATTGCTTGCGCTATCTTTGCTGTCTGCGCCGTGCTTGTCTATCTCATATGCACAGGCACCACAGGCAGTCGAAACAGTAACAATGCAAAGGACGCAGTACGAGAAGCTCAAGAGTATAGCACAAAATCAGCAGATACGGTTAGATCTGCTGGAGAGCAAATTAAATCTGCTGGAGAGCAACTCGACAGAAGCATCTCAAGCGTTGACCGAGCTGCAGAATCAGCTGATAGAGTGCAGAAAAGAATTGATAGAAACGCAGAAACAATTGCAGAGTGCAGAGATCTCATTGCAGACAGCAGAAGAGAACTTGACGAAGCTGCAGAACTCTTTAGACAGATTGACCGAGAAAATTGATGAATTAACACATGATTTGAAAATTGCTAAGCGGCAAAGAAACCTCTGGTCATACATCGCAGGAGCAGTGGCAACAGGCTGGCTGGTAGACAGATTAAGTAATTAACGGGGCGGGAAACCAGCCCTCTTTTTTTATTGCGTGAATTAATTTTTAGTGGTATTAT